AGGAGCGGTAGAGGAGGCCAGTGTGTTCAGGGTGGCTTTGATGGGACCAGAAGCCCCGCCATCACGGAACACAATCGTGCCTGCAGCAGCCGATGGAACAACGTACACGCCCTTGATTCGAGCGCGGTCGATGACGCCATCGTTCTGACCCACCAGTTGGCCGGTCGCTGTGATCGGCTTACTGGCTAAGACATCGTATTGCATACCCATGTCGGGCTCCTAATTAGCTCAGAGCTGCGCCAGTGGCAGTTACCCAAGCAGCGCCGGTGTTGATCACCAAGCAGAACTCGTTGTCACCAGCGCCGTTATCGGAAACGATGTACACGGTGCCAGCAGGAACGGATGCGAAGGGGGGAAGATTGGCTGTAGTCACGACAGGGGCGATAAAGCCGTTGTCAGATTTGACCGGACCAGAAAAGCGAGTTTGAGCCATTACAGTGCTCCTTTCAAGTGTTGATACTTTAACGCAAGACGCCGCACTGCGCTAGTGTCCGAGCCAAGTTTTCTGGCTCGTTCCGCGTACGACATGTGTGAATTATCAAGGACAAATTTTAACTTAGCAATAAACTTCGGGTCCGAGTGAAAGCGTGCCATTTGTGCCTTGGACAACGTGGCCCGGTACTCAGGGCTTTGAAAGTCAAAAGAGCAAGCCCTACGCCCTAGCCTGATCTTTTCTTTTGTTTCTTCGGTGTGAGTCTTTCCTCGCATGGGGGCCTTGGCAAAGTCCGCTATGTTGTACACGGTCTTTTCCTCAAACCAAGCATCGCCCTTTAGAAAGGCCTCTTCCAAGGCATCTAGCTCATTAAGATCCTCACATTCCACCTCAAGGGCACCATAGAAAGCATCAGCGCCGTATTTGTTGTAGGCGTTCTGCAGGTGTGGGTTTGTGTGCTTGTTGCCGCGCAAAAGTCGAAAATGCTCCTTTAGGCGTTTCTTTACTCGCTGGGACTGGCCAACGTAACACTGTCCTGTAACTGTGTTGACGATTTTGTAAACCCCGCACGAATCAATCTTATATGGCATACACTTGGTCCTAGGATGTTGTATGTGCCATTATGCCACCATGTTTACAACGGGGTCAACGTATTTAAACGACCAGCCCTTCATTTTTCCGCGAGTCAACGCAAGGCCGGATTTGAGAGCGCGATTCACCGTCGGCGGAGTCAGGCCGAGTGCTTCACGCAGAGCGGAGATACTGGGGTAAGTGGCAACGTTGCCAGCAGGATCAGTGGCGGATATGGGGCGGCTGACTTTGGCGCCATGCTCCGGCCGCTTCTTGCCGTACCAGTAGTTGCCCTCGCCGCTCAGGGCTGCGCTGATCTTGGCGCGGGTACTGCTTTGAACGACGTGGCCTTTCATGGTCAGCCGGCGTTTCTGCTTTTCCTCTTCGGACTGCACGCGGGCTTTGGAGGCAGCGCCGATACGTTGCTTAGCGCCCTCGGTGTGCTTGCGCCCCCACGTAGGGCTCAGCGGCCCACTCATCCCCAAATGCGGGGCTGTGGCTGTGGTGCCGATGTTGTAACAATAGTCTTTCCCAACATGCTCTTTGAGCCAACGATCTTCGGCAGCCAACAAGTCCGCGTCGTCTGGCAGCTCCTCAACTACAACAAATATGAACGAGGACTCTCCGTACTTGTTCCACGCAGCTTGTAGCTTAGCGTTATTGTGGCGGTTTGTACGCAACTCAGAAAAGTGCCTAGTTCGCCGGCGGCTTAATCGAACTGCGCTACCGACGTAAAACTTGTTGTTGACCACGTTGATGATCTTGTAAATGCCTCGTGCCATGTAAACTCCTTTTGATGCAGTTTACACCAAACGAACAAATAACGCAATAGGCAAAAAGAAAGGGAGCCGAAGCCCCCTTCCCGATCCGCATGGATGCTAGGCTTCAGGTTAGTTTGAACCTGAGCTGCCCCACATTCCAAGGGGGTCCGACCACCCAAAACTGTAACGCTCACGAGCTTTGTAGCGAACGTTACCGGTGTCAAAATCTCCGTCCATGCCAGTGCTCATAGGAGTACGGACAAAGTGCTTGAGGCCGTTCGGCACGTCGGTCTTGATGAACCAAGCGTTAGGATCGGTCAAGTAGTGGTTGACGGTGTAGCCTTCAGGAACGGCGCCCATTGCCTTAACGGCGTTGAGGTCGTTGTCGGCTGTTGCGACGCGCAGTTCGGTTTGCAGCAAGCGGGTTGCCACGAACTGGAGCTGTGTAGGCACAATCAACTTACGGGCTTTGGCAGCGATCAAGAGACCGCGTTCGTCTGTCCACTGGCTGATCTGGATGATCGCGGCTTCCAAGGAAGTCTCGTTCAGGTCCACACCGACTGTGGGCACGTTGCTGTTCGTGCCGCCGCTCACCAGAGGGTGGTTGGCGTTGAACAGAGATACACCGTCGCCACCGGGGAAGCTAGAGCTAAAGCCGTTGTTCAGAACTGAAGCGGCCTTAATCTGCTTGGTGTAAGCCATAGCGCGAGCCAAGGCTTTGGTGTAGCGGCTTGCCAGAGAATCGTACAGGTTGTCTTCGATGGCCTCTTCGGTCAGCGAGAAACCCAGAGCGATGGTCTCATGGTTGTAGCGCGAAGTGAACGCTTCTTGTGCGTTGTCGTAAGCCATAGCACTGCCTTCGTTCTTGACGGGGGCGGCGCTGAAGCCAGACAGTTTCACTTCTTCTTCGAAGGAACGCTCGGAAGTCTCGGTCTCGAAGATTTCCTTGTGCTCTTCGGCGTAGGTTTTGTATTCCAAACCGTAGAGCGCATTCAAACCGGGAACGAGTTCCTTCAGTAGTTGGGCACGAGAAATTGCCATGATCTATCTCCTTAAACACCAGTGGGGTTGAGGTACTGGTGGCCGCCAGTGATCACTGTCGTGGTTGCCACAGTAGGTGTATCGCCGCCGGTGTAGACCGAGGTAGAGACAGCATAAGGAGCATTCCACTTCACGATGAACTCGCAGAAGTTACCAGAAGCGTTGGCGGTGTCAGGCACCACATCAACAATACGGATGGGCAAAGAGGCAGTGGTGTTAGCACTTGTGCCGTCGATAGCCACAGCGGAGTTGCCGGTCACAGTGGAGCCGGCGTTTTGAACCAAGGCAACGTTAGTGCCAACCAAGGTCTGGCCGTAGAAAGCCACGGTTGTGCCAGAAGACACAGCGGCAACTTTGAACAGCTGATCTGGATCGTCAGCAACAAACGCCTCAGCGTCAGCAGCCACAGTACCGGCGGGCCAGTATTGTTGGAACTGAATCTGCTTGGTCGAGGGGTTGGTGAACTGGCAGCCAAGGAAGACGCCGACCACACCTGTAGCGGATACAGTAGTGTCGCCAGTTTCTTTCACTAGAACGCCATCAGATGATACGCGGACCACATCGCCGTAGAAGATGTCAGTACCGTAGGCACTGGCAATCTTGATCTGACGGGTAGCACCAGCGAACACCTGACCACCGATCAGATTGATCGGCTTCAAGCCATAGGGCTTGTCGATGGTAGGGTAAGCCATTTTGGACTCCTAAAGTTTATGAACCTGAACCAAATCCCACACCACGGCTCGTTGTCGACTTGCGCTCTTTGAACAGTGGCATACGTGGGTCATTTTGTCGCATCAGATTATTGTCAACCGCATCAATCTGAGCATTCGACTGCTGGTTGTAGTACTGTTCACGGGACTTCGCCAACTCTTCGGGCATCTTGCAGAGCATGAGGCCACCCAATTCAACGTTCCCAGACTTACCTACAAAAAGAGCCAACTCAGGATGATCTTCCGCCCGAACCGGTTCCCAGCCTTCACGCATCTTCTTCGACACATTCGTGGGGTCAGCATTGCCTAACACGTGTGTGGCGATCCATCGGAATACGTAACCAGCCTCTGGAGTCGGATCCGGCAATGAACTTGCGGGACGATATTCCATACGAGCAGTTTTTTCGCGTGAGTCTAATTCACGAGGTTTGCGAGTTTCAGCCATTTGATTTCTCCAATTTAGCCAGTTCAACAGCATATTGCTGTGGGGTAATTCCAAGTCGCTTCGCCAACGCTTCTTGCGTGGCTGTCAACTTGAGCTTCTTTACACCAGTCGAACGAGTCGACGGCGCAACAACCGTGCTAGGCTTTTTGGAGCCATCAGCTTGACTCACTTTCTCTTCCTTCCCAAACATGTCAGGGAAAGTCGAGTGAATGCGAGCATCTAGTTGCTCGAAGTATTCATCAGAGCGGGGGTCGTACCCCGAGTTGACTAGTTTTTTATGCAGCCCTAGTGCAAAGGCCGAGATGTCTTCAAAACCGTCTGCTCCAAACCACTGGTTTTTTGCCTTCCAGCGCAAGGTTTTTTCATCGATTTGAGGTGCAGCAGGTTGTGTTTGTGTAGTTTGTACTACTTCTTGTTCGTCTTGTAAAGGGGCTGGCTTAAAGTTTTTGGCGTTTTGCACCTTGAACTTGGCATCAGTCAGCGCCTCTTGGGCTTGAACAAGTGCTTCTGAGTCGCCGGACTCGTAAGCCTCTTTGTACTTTCGCTTGGCCTGCTCGAGCTCCATCTCGGCCGTAGTGGTCACTGCCTTGACGTACTCTTGCTCACCAGTGTGAACGTACTTCTTGAGCTTGCTGTTGTCTTCCATCAAGGCTCGGGCCAGTCGCTCGAGTTCTTCCTTCTGGCGCTCAAGGGCTTCGGCCTTGCGGCGTGCATCATGGCGAGCATGGGTCAGCTCTTTGATGCGCTTCTTAACACCCTCTGAGTAGTTCTGCAGCTCGTCCTCATCAGGATCGACTACTTCGCGGTTCAATGGCTTGCGGCCACGGTCTTGCTCGGGGGTGTCGTCAACAATCTCTATCTCAACCTCTTCAGATTCGGCCGTTGGATTTTTGGCCTCGAGGTCTTGGTTGTCATTGAAATCGGTATCGCTCATGTGTGCCTCCATTAAGCTGCTGCGCGGGAAATGCCGCGTGGGTCCTGCACAACCGCTTCGATTTGGTCATCGTTCAGGAGTCGGAACTCTTTGCCGTAGACCTTGAAACGTGTGCCGGAGTAGGTACGAACCAAGACGAAATCGCCTTCTTTGCACCATGGGCCGGACGGAAACTTCTTCTCGTCCTTGTACGCCTCTGGGCCGACCTTCAGAACAAACAACACTGCTGTGCCATGCTCTTCGGCTTTCATGTATGAGTCAGCCTTGACGATGCTGGTGCCGTCAAAGGTTTGCTCTACATCGGGGAGAATACATAGGATCTTCCAGCCGGTGGGGTCGGGCAGCTGTTTTGCCCTGTCTTCGGCGGAAGCGTTCTCGTCGGGCTTTTCAGCCGCTTGGATGGGTTTGGGCATCGAGATACCCGGTGGCAGAATGAGATTACTCATCTGATTCCTCGACTTTCTGAAGCAGGCCTAGAAGGTGTGACTCTGCGATGGCGAGGCCTTGTATCACCCCACAGAGCTTTTGATATTCATCAAAAGATTTGCAGACACCATTGGCAAGGTCGTCTGTGTAATTGTTCATATCCTTGCGGATTTCACTGCGCAGTACTTCTGCGAATTTGTTGATCATCGGCCGCTTTCTCCAATTTGGTTGGCATCATGCAGGGCTTTGAGTTCTGCCATCTTCTGTAGAGCCAGCTCTGTGTCTCTCTGTCTAATGGCGGCGTCTTGTGCCCGACTGTTTGTACCAGCCCGCAGCGCATCCACCTGAACTCTCTGCTCCGATATTTCCTCTTGGGCGACTGCCTTGCGTGTGTCCAAGGCATTCTTGTCGGCATACCGTGCAGCGTCTACTTGGAGGCGCCGTTCTTCAAGGCGAAGTTTATCCATTTTTTCGGCGGCTTCGACTTGCATTCGCTGTTTTTCTAGCGCAAGACGCTCTGCTTTGATCTGCATTTCCATCTGCTGCATCTGAAGCACTGGATCTTGTGCACGCTGCTGGGCTTGCTGCTGAGCGGCACGCTGCTGGCTTTCGCGCAAAACAGCCTGAGCCGCATTGGGCATGATCATCGACAGCTGCTTCTCGATCTGCTCTGGCAAGCCCTCTTTGTTCTCGTCCTCTGGGTCGGGGAGTTGAACGCCGAGCATCTGCTCCATCTTGGTACGGTAGGCGAATGCTACGTGCTCTGCAATGTGGGCCTGCGCCGCTGCCATCATGGCTTGAGCGTTGGGGTTCTGGCCAACCATTTGCATGATGAGCGGGTCTTGCATGGCGGCCATGTGCACCTGAATGTGGGCCTCGTGATCCTGATACAAGAACGCCTTTACGGGTTTACCCTGAAGGATGTTCATGTTTTCGGTCACGGGGTCTTGTGGCTTCTGGTCGCTTGGCAGGGGAACCAACTTGTCGGCGTTCTTGATACCCAGCACATCCAGCATGCCACGGTGCAGCTCGGGCAGGTTGTAGATCTGAGGAGCTGTTTGGCTCAACTGGATCACGGCCTGATACTGCACCAGACGCTGTGTCATGGTAGCGGCGTTGGGGTCGCTCACGGGAATGACATCGACCATCTCGAAGTCCGACTTGCGAGCGTGAGGCACTCCAGTGTCGGGCTCGTAAGTGTAGTCAGCGTCAGAGAAGTCGCGGATGATGTTCTTGAGCAGGCCGAACTCTTGCTTGAGGCTGTTGTGCACTCGGGCCTGAACAGCCGTCATCACCTTGAGTTGGCGCTCCAGCAGTGCCAGTGTTGTGCCCACTGGGGCTTGGGCCGACATGTCGCTGATCTTCATGTCGTTTGTTGCGGCAAAGCGACGGCCCTCGTCCACAATGCGATCCATCAAAGCGGCCAGCACTTGACTTGGCTCTTTGTATGGCAGGGGCAGAATGTTGTCGCGGATCGCGCCTGAGCCTACATCCACGTCACGCCATTCGCCGGGTGAAATGGGGGTGTCGTCGCCCTTGATACGCAGGCCACGTGACTTCAGACCCCCGGGCAGGTTTGACAGCGTACCCGCATCAACCAGCTGTCTCATCAAGCTGGTAGCCGACTTGGCATAACCACCGATCAGGTGGAAGAGGCCGAAGCCATAAGCGCCAAAGCCGGGCACATACTGGTAGTGGACGAAGTGCATGCGCTTGAGTTTGAGGGGGTCGTCCTCCCTCCAGTTGCGGCGCACCGACAGAATCTCTTGCGAGTCCTTTAGGATGGTCACGACGTAAGGCAGAGCGATGCCAGTCTCTTCGCCGTCTTTGTCTTTGTCCTCGTAGCCCTTGATGTTCAGGTCAATGTGGCACTCATAGATGGTGTAACGCTCATCGTTAATGTCAGAAAAGCCAGTCTCTTGGTCTTTGGCCTTCTGAATGTCCGTCTCGTCCTTGCCGGGTTCACCGAGTTCCACGTCGCGGTAGAAGCCGGCTTGCATGAGCTTGACCAATTCGTTCTTGGTCTTGCGCATGATGTGCGTGATGCGGTAGCACGACTGCATATCCGATGTGCCGTAAGGAATCAGAATGTCTTCGGCCGGAATGAACATGGCCACTTGACGGCCAAGGTTCGGATCGAAGTACACCTTCTTGAACGCTGAGCCTGTAGCGGGCAAGCTCCACAGCATCTTCTCGTGCTCGGCGCGGTATTCCACCATCACGTCAGTCAACTGGTGGTTCATGTCGGCCTGAACACGTGCTGCAGCTGCTCGCTTCTCTTGTGTCTCGCGGCCAAGGATCTTGGTCATCACGGGGCCCTTGGCGGGGAAGGTCTCCATGATGGTCTCTGACTGGAAGCGAACCACGGCCTCTGTGATCATGGGGTGGAATACACCGCAAGCCCCATCCCATGGCTCTGTGCGGTCTTCGTACTTCAGGCCAAGTAGCTTCAAGCCGTCAACATAGGACTTTTCCCAGTCCTTGCGCGACATCTTGTCATTGTCCACGTCGCCGTAGATTTGCGAGGCCATGTCAGCGAGTTCGCCTTCGTCGATGAAGTCGGCCAAATTGGCATCAAAATCCTCTACTTCATCGTCAGGCCGGATGCTGATTTCCAAACCGCCCATGTCAATGTTGACCTCTTCGGGATCAACGATCTCAATCTCGATGGGTTCGATTTCTTCTGCCGCAGCTTCAATCCCCACAGGGGCTTCGTACAGGGACTTTTGAATGTTGGTGGCCATGCTTTTCCTCAGTAGTAGGCGGCAGTCTTGCGCCGTGGTACGTCATTATCCTCATAATCGGTGCTCAACCGCAAGAAGCCGCCGGTTCTAAATCGCATCAGCGCCATGATCACGGTATCCACATCGTCGTCGTGGGCCGCGTTCGGGAAGGCCGCCACGTTGTCAATCAACTCTTGGGCCCATCTCGTCTCGGGCGCCCACACTTTTCCGTTTTTGAAAATGTCGGCCACCGAGTTCATACGAGCGATCTTGTCATTCGATTGTTGTCTGGTGCCTCGAACCGGCGTGAACTCTGAAACCAAGATGCCCATCTGCCGCAGTTCATATATTAGGGGTAAACCCGATGCCTTGGCTTCGATGATGCAGTCGTCCGGCTCCCACTCTTGGTACATCTCTTTGGCCCTGAGCTTGAGATCTGGGAACTCGAGGCGCTCCATATACCTATCCAGCAGGATGATGTTCACATCGCTGGGGTCTTCGTTCAAATGGAAAACGCCCCAAGTCGTACAGGCCGAGAAGTCGTTTCGCTGGCCTTTGGTGTAGGCCGTGTCCCATGCCTGAATGATGAACTCGCAAGGGGGTGGGGTTTCCTTTTCCCAGCGTCTCCACCATTCCCGCTTGATGATGGCGCCCTCTTCGCCCGTAGGCTTCTGTTGGTACTGAGCGTTCCACTTCGAGGGAGGAAGTTCCTCCTTCAAAGACAGCAGTTCGTCCAAAGACCAGAACTCTGGCCACAAGGAGTTGCCCGACGGCAGGATTGCAGGGAACTCCACCACATCCCACTCGTCAGCCCGACCCCTTTCTTGGGCGTCCTTCAGGACTCGGCCGATCAGATCGCGCTCAGACCAGCGTGTGGCAATAATGATAATCGCTCCGTTCGGCTGTAAACGTTGCCGGGGACCGGAGGTGTACCACTCGTAGGTCTTGTCGTAGATCTCCGGGTTAAAGGCGGCCATGGTGGCTTCACCTTCAGTGTGGGGGTCGTCGATGATGGCGATGTCAGCACCTCGGCCGGTCATGGTACCGCCCACACCGATAGCGAAGTATTCGCCGCTTTTGTTGGTGGCCCAGCGGCCCGCAGCTTTTGAGTCCTGTCTCAGCCTCACATCAGGAAACACCTCGGCGTACTGGTCGCTCATCACCAAGTTCCTGACCTTACGACCAAAGCCCACAGCCAGTTCGCCCGTGTTCGAGGCCTGCATGATCTTTTTCTCAGGGAACTTGCCAAGGAACCACGCGGGGAACATATACGACCCGAACTCAGACTTCGTATGCCGTGGGGGTAGGGATATGGCCAGTCGTTTTATTTTGCCGGCAGCCACATCTTCGAATTTTTTTGCCAGCACAGCATGGTGTCGGCCGTGAATAAACCCCGGCCACATCTTCTTGACGAAAGACAGAAACGAGTCCTGACACTTCTCCCTCTCAATCGCCCGCTTGTACTCATCCAGCTGTTCCAACAGCTTGGCCTGATCACCCGGCGGCAACTTACTAAGCAGTGCCTCGATCTTATCAATCATCTAAAGATCACCATCAGGGTGTTAATCACCACGCAGATTGCCAAAATAATCCACGAGACCGCCAGAAAGACTTGACCTAAAGGACCCATATCCACCCCTTGGCAACGTTGCCACTTACTGAATGTTTCGAAAATTGAGATACACAGGCCGCACACTTCTCTTCTTGTTGGCCAAATACTTCAAGACCCCAAGGGCCACCAACGAATCCACAATCCTCTTGGTGTTGCCCTTGCCCGTCTTACCCCTCAAGTACGCAATATCCCCCAACGAGGGCGCATACCCATACCTCTTCCAAAACACATCCACAGCCAAAAACACTTCACTCTGAGCCGATGTCATCGCCAACCCCCTACACTCCTCTTCCGATAGATCCTTACTACTAGGAACCATCTTCCGATTAACCTTCGCTATCACCCCCGATTTCAATTTCACAGAATATGCACCCCCCTCCCCCCTCTTCAATTTCCGA